ATGGTCGCAACTAATCATACCTATGCTTCACAAGACATGTTTGACCCAGATGATAAGATTAGTGGTGGTCAAGGATTTATCTATGCATCTTCTATTGTTGTAGCGATGCGTAAATTAAAGTTGAAGGAAGATGAAGATGGCAACAAGACATCAGAAGTAAATGGTATTCGTGCTGCATGTAAAGTTATGAAGACACGCTATTCTAAACCATTCGAAGGTGTCCAAGTTAAAATTCCATATGAAACTGGTATGGACCCATATAGCGGACTTATTGATATGTTTGAAGATGAAGGTATTCTTGTTAAAGAAGGCAATCGTCTTACATACACAAGTCCTGTTACAGGAGAGATTATCAAGGAGTTTAGAAAGAATTTCACAAATGAACAACTTGATATAATTATGGAAGAGTATAATAAACATACTCCCGTTATTAATAAGGAAATAGTAGAAGATGAGTGATACAAGTGAATTACTTGTGCAGTTTTGGCAAACCGTTAAGGAATATATTCCAGCAAAGGACCGTCAAATTGCAGCCGACCATGTAATCAACGAATTAGTTGATCTTGGTATTACTGATGGTGACTTACAACATTTAGCAGTTGACCGTATTATGCAAACTGCTATTGCTGAACATCTTGATTTAGAGGAATCTGACGAAGATATTGATGACGAATGAGTAATTGGTATACCAGAGTAAGCCAAGATTTAAGTGCAATTCCTGATTTTATTGCGCATTATGATGCTGAACTTAATGCAGCAAAGCGTGATATTAATATTGGCGGTATTGTAGAAAAAAATATAAGTGGATTGCCTGGTATTACTGAACATCGATTTAATCAATTGCAAGAAATTGAAGCAGTATTAAACTTTCTTAATATTCAACTTCGTAAAATTCGCCGTAAACATTTCCAAAAATACTTGGAACATTATGCTCGTGCACTTACAAGTCGTGATGCAGAAAAATATGTAGATGGTGAAGAAGAAGTTATTGACTATGAAACTATTATCAATGAAGTGGCGCTATTGCGTAATCGTTGGTTAGGTATCATGAAAGCATTAGAAAGTAAGAATTTTATGTTAGGTCATTTGGTTCGGCTTAAAACAGCAGGAATGGAAGACTTTACAATATCATAAATTTATATCCGCATATTATCAATAATATATACATTACAAGGAATTATCAATGAAAACAGCACTTATTACAGGCATTGCAGGTCAAGATGGTAGCTATTTGGCAGAAATGCTATTAGAAAAAGGTTACGAAGTTCACGGTTTAATTCGTCGCCAAGCAAATTATGATCACCCTAATATTTCCAAAATTAAAGATGATATTAGGTTTCATCACGGTGATTTGGGTGATGCAAATAGTATCCGTAATTTAATTGAAAAAGTTAAACCTACTGAAATTTATAATCTTGCCGCACAAAGTCATGTTAAAGTTAGTTTTGAAATGCCAGAATTAACTGGTGACATTAATGCATTGGGACCGTTGCGTATTCTTGATAGTATCCGCAGTCTTCACATGGAAAAAGATACTAAGTTTTATCAAGCATCAACAAGTGAAATGTTTGGTATTACAAAATATAATCCACAGAATGAAGAAACACCATTTTATCCTGGCTCACCATATAGTGCAGCAAAATTATATGCTTATTGGATTACAGTAAATTATCGTGAAAGTTATAAGATTTTTGGTTGCAATGGATTATTATTCAATCATGAAAGCCCGCGCCGTGGTGAATTGTTTGTAACACGTAAAATTACTAAAGCGTTTGCTAACATGGTATTAGGTAAGCAAAAGGTGTTGGAACTTGGTAATATGGACAGTCTGCGTGATTGGGGTCATGCAAAGGATTATGTGCGTGGTATGTGGATGATGTTGCAGCATGATAAGCCTGATGATTATGTAGTTGCAACTGGTATTCAGCATAGTATTCGTGATTTTTGTAACATGACTGCACAGTATTTTAATATCAACCTTGTTTGGGAAGGTGAAGGCGTCAATGAAGTAGCACGTAATAGCGCAACTGGTGATGTTATGATTAGAGTAAATCCAGAGTTTTATCGTCCTGTTGATGTTGTCAACATTCAAGGTGATGCTACAAAAGTTCGTAGTGTCCTTGGATGGGAACCAGAATTTACTTTCCAAGACCTTGTTAATGATATGTGTGAAGCTGATTATAGACTTGCAAAGGCATACGCATGAGTATGATTCTTGCTCCAATAAGTGTTGGTGAATTGTATGACAAAATTACAATTCTAGAAATTAAATTGGCAGAAATCAAAGACTTTGATAAACTTAATCATGTTCGTCGCGAATTAAGTGAATTGACAGCACTAACTGGCAAGTATGAAGATATCAATTTAACACAAGAAATAAGTGAATTATTGGAAGTAAACAAAGTTATTTGGCGCAATGAAGACCTTGCAAGAACTTATGGTTCAAGCGAAGATAAAAAACCATATGATATGGATTTTGTTCATATTGCAAGTTCAACATATGCAGCCAATACTCGTCGTGCGCAGATTAAACAGATTATCAATAGAAAGTGCAACAGCACTATAGTAGAAGCAAAAAGTTATACATGAGGAATTATCAATGAAGAAACTATTAGAACTTGGCGAACATTATGTAAGTGACTTTGTTAAGCCAGGCGCAGAAATGCGTGAAACAAAACCGTGGTCACTTGACCTTTATCTTGATGAAAGTATTGGTGCAGTTCGTCTTGATGGTGTAGCACCACTTGATAAAATGTATGGTCAATATTGGTATCGTAGCGGCACAAATGCAACTATGACTAAACTGCTTGGTGATGTTGTAAGTGAAATTACAAGCCGCACCAAAACTGCAGAAGGTGATATTTGGCTTGATATCGCTTGTAATGATGGTACACTGTTACGTCAAGTTCCTGATTATATGACAAAGGTAGGTATTGATCCTGCTGATGATAGTTTCTTGGCAGAAAGCAGCAAACATGCACGTGTAATCCAAGATTTCTTTACACGTGATGCTTGGGATCGTCTTGGTCTTGGACCAGATGCAAAGGCTAAAGTAATTACTTGTATTGCAATGTTCTATGATTTGAACGACCCACGTCCATTTATCCGTGATGCACATAGTATTCTTGCTGACGATGGTGTATTTGTTCTACAAATGAGTTATACACCACTTATGTTGAAGCAGTTGGCATTTGACAACATTTGCCATGAACACGTTTATTATTATGATCTTCGTAGTATTAAGAAGTTGTTTGAAAGTGAAGGGTTTGTGCTACGTGATTGCTCACTGAATGATGCAAATGGTGGTTCATTCCGAGTTACATTCCAAAAAGATACTAGCGATGAGAAGACCTATGCCACACAACAAGTGCGTGATGTTTGTTGGTATCGTGTTGAAAGCACTTTAACATATGAACGCTCATGGTGGGATATTACCGATGAAAATCTTTGGAAAGACTTTGGTGATAATATCTGGTCACTCAAGGAACAAGTTCTTGCTTTTTTGCAACAAGCAAAGGTTGAAGGCAAAAAAGTATATGGTTATGGTGCTTCAACTAAAGGCAACACACTGCTGCAATTGTTTGGAATTACCCCTGATCTAGTGACTGCTATTGCAGAACGCAGCCCATATAAGTTTGGATTGAATACTGTTGGCACTAATATTCCAATTTGCAGTGAAGAAGAAATGCGAGCAGCAAATCCAGATTATCTACTTGTTCTTCCTTGGCACTTTATTGATGAGTTTGCAAAGCGTGAAGGTGACTTTATTGCTAAAGGTGGTAAGTTAGTTGTTCCTTGCCCAACATTTCAGATTATTGGATAACACATGAAAAACGTAATATTTTTTAATCACTGGCACTATGGTGACCTATTCTCTACACGAGGATGGGTTGCTGATATTAAACGTCAGCTTGCTGACAGCACCTTTTATTATGCACATAAAAAAGATAATCGTGCAACTATGGATATTGCAGAAAAGTTAGATGAAGAAAATAATGCAGCGGTTCTTGATGGTATTAGTCAATGGAATCGTTTTGGCACAGACGAAGACACAATACTAATCAATACTTGGGTTGGTAGTTATATGGGATTGTGGGCAAATACACATCCGTCTTATATAAGTCATCATCGCATTATTGGCGAATGTTACAATAATATTCGCCAGCAATTTGGTATTGATCTAAAGTTGAGCGATGATGTGTGGGATTATGTTCCACAAATTGATTACAGCTACTATCATACTCCACTAAAAGATATAAAAGATAAAATGGTAGGTAATGTCTACTTGTTCTGCAATAGTGCCGTAGCAAGTAAGCAAAGCAGCATGGATAATATGCAAAAGATTATTGAATATGTTGCTGATAACCATAAAAGTGATACACTAATTGTAACAGAAAAGTTTGATACAAAATGTGAAAATATTATTTTTACTGATGATATCTTTACTACTGCTTGTGACCTTTGTGAAATTTCGCTGCTTTCTACTAAAGTAAATCTTATTGTTGGTAAAAACAGCGGACCATTTACATACGCTAATACCAAAGACAACTTGCTTGATAAGAGTAAAGTCTTTGTAAACTTTAGTCATAAGCCAGAAGATACATTGCCTTATGGACTAGATATTGGTGCAGACTTCCGTTTTAGTAGCACTACATTTGCAAGTCCAGCAGTGCGTATTATTGAAAGTGCAATTGATGATATTAACAACAACAAACAGGTAAGCGGCTATCGTAATGTTACCTAAAATTGCAATAGTAATGAACAGCGAAACAAACTGTGGGATTCATACCTATGGTTTGTTTTCGTATAATATCTTAAAGAAATCACAAAAATATAAGTTTATGTTGCTTGAGGTTGATAGACCTGAACAGTTCTATGATTTTTATAGCCAATACATTGTTGATGGTATAATTTGGAATCATCATCCATCTACTATGCCGTGGTTAAATGAACAAGTTTTGGCATCTACTGGTATTCCGCAATATGTAATCACGGGTCATGACAACTATAATGCATTTCCACATGTAATGCATCACTTTGTTTGTGATCCTACATTTATAGCAACTGAAACTCATAGTCCTATTGGTCGTCCACTTATCTTTTATGATGATATTGTGTATACACCACCTGGCGAAGTCTTAAAGATTGGTTCATTTGGTTTTGGACAGTGGACTAAAAACTTTCCACGAATTGTTGAATTAGTAAATGAACAATTTGATACGCCAGTTGAAGTTAATATTAACATTTCTTATGGTGCTTATGTAGACATGACAGGCGGACTTGCGCATCAAATAGCAAATAAATGCCGTGAGATTGCAAAGCCAAATGTAAAACTGAACATCACACATGATTTTATACCTGACAGATACAGTTTAGCAAAGTTTTTAAATGCTAATGATCTAAACATGTTCTTGTATGCCACACAGCCTGGTCGTGGTATAAGCAGTTGTGTTGATAGTGGTTTAACTGCAATGAAGCCTATGTTGTTGAGTGATAGCAATATGTATCGCACTATGAATTGGAAGCAAGAACTATTGGCTGAAAGTGTTAGTATCAGAGATGCAGTAGCACGTGGTTTGGAACCTACCAATGAGTTCCGTGAATTATGGAGTAATGAAAATTATATTGCAGATTTTGAAAAGGTTTTAGATAAAACTTATGCTTAAACTTGATGTTGTACTACAAGGACCATGCAGCGAACCTACTAAAAATGTTATTGAAAATTTGCGTCAATGCGATTGGTTAAACAATATTATTTTGTCATCATATACCAATACAGTAAATGTTGATTTGGATAAAATTATATACATAGATAATGAATTGTTGCCCAATAGTGGTATTGGCAATCGTAATTTGCAAATAAACACAAGTAAGAATGGTTTAACAAAAGTGCAAACCAAATACTGTGCAAAAATGCGCACAGATCAAATTATAAGTGTAAAAAGTTTGAATGACATGTATCGCTTTTGGATTGACAATGACGATCCAGAAAATCGTGTTGTTGAAAGCAACAAACCACACGGTCGTGTTTATGTTTGTGGTTTATATAAACGTTTTCCATATCATCCACGTGACCATGTATTTTGGGGATTTAGCGATGATGTTAAAGCACTTTGTGACGTGCCATTTGATACTAATCCTAACATGGGTAATCCAGATTATAATTTATATACACGTGCAGAAACTTATATTGGTCAATATTATTACGCAATTTATAATCCACAAATTTGGAATCACATTCAAAATCCAACCGAGTTTCTAACAGATAGCGCACCACGATTGAGTGAAGCTATGCAAGCAGATTGGGATTTGCGTGATACATTATTCAAAGTATTTCCAAGAATTGAATTAGCATGGCCAAAACATGGCTTGGAAACCTATCACTATCATGTTGGTGCTATGTGCAGCGAGTATTGGGCAGACTAATGATTAAACTTTTTATTTTAGATGTAGATGGCGTTATGACAGATGGCACAAAACATTATGACCGTGATGGCACGGTTATTGCAAAAAAGTTTTGTGATAAAGATTGGACTGCAATCAAGCGATTACGTGCAATTGGTATCAATGTTTGTTTTCTAACTGGCGATGGTTATAATAAAACTATTTTAGAGAATCGCAATTTGGATGTAATTGTCAATCGTGGCAGTGGTTTCCATAACGACAAACAACATTATCTGCCACAGATTTTAGAAAAGTATAACGTGACAGCAAAAGAAACTACTTATGTTGGCGATGATTTATTTGACATAGGTATTATGAACTTGGTAGGATATGCTTGGTGTCCTATTGATAGTCCACGAATGGTTCAAAATGTAGCACGTGTTATTCCACACAAAGGCGGTGAAAATTGTATTGCTTGGCTATTTGATTATTGTGAGATTAATCAATTAATACCAACTATTAGTGATTATACTGAACTAATGCAAAAGATTTACGATTTAGATATTACTGAAAAGTTTTAATGCACGATATTGTTCTTTACGGTCATTTAAGTATTGATAAAATATATACTGGTTTTAATCTAGTAGAGTCGCTTGGATGTATTGCAAACACATGGAAGGCACTTAATAAAGTAAATCCTAACTTATCGGTAGATATAGAACCAACTGAAATTGGCGAAGCTATTGTTTATGTTGACCCACAAAGCAGTAAGCGATATAGCAAAGCAGTGCTTAGCAAACAAGTTAATCAACCAACAATAAAACAATCAAAAATTAGTGCTGTTCAATATGTGAATGCATTACGTAATACAGATTTTATTAAAAATCTTAGTGGTATAGTTTTAGCAGATGTATGCACTGGTGCTGAAATTGATTACAGTATATTAGATTATATTGACATATTATTTGTAGCTGATAGTGAAATTGGAAATGTTGTTGATATTAACAAAGTTCCAAAATCTGTGTTGCTTATAGTTCATAGTCCTACAAAAAGTTATGATAATTGTGGTAATAATTTTGATTTACCAAGTGAAAAATTGTTAAGTAAAGTAAATGTATTAGGTGCTGGTGATATCTATATGGCTTGTTACATGAACGCATATCTTAATGTTGATATACGCGGTCATAATGGGGCTAAGTGTTTAGAATATGCACATCTTACAACAACACAAATATTAGGAGAAAGCGCATGAAACCAACAGTATTAGTTCCTATGGCTGGTTTGGGAAGTAGATTTGTAAAAGAAGGTTATAAAGTTCCAAAGCAACTGATTACTGTTGGAAATAAACATCTTATTGATTTGAGTTTGGATTGCTTAGACTATAGCGATTGCAATATGGTGTTTATTGTGCGTGATGAACAAGTATATAATCATCATATTGATGAGATTCTTGTTCAAAAGTTTGGTAGCGATATTAAAGTAATCGTGTTAGATCATCTTACAGATGGCAGTGTTTGCAGTTGCTTATATGCAGAAGAATACATTGATAATGATTCTCCACTACTAATTCATACGCTTGATGTTGAGTTTGATCCACAATATAAAGTAACTGACTTACTAAATCTTGAAAGTGACGGACTTATTTTAACATTCAAGAGCAATAGCCCAAATTACAGCTATGTGCTAACAGATGAAAACGGTATTGCTGTAAAAACAGCAGAGAAGAAGCCTATTAGTGACCAAGCATGTGTTGGTGTTTATTGTTATAAGCGTGGCAGCGATTTTGTAAAATATGCAAAAGATATGGTTGCACGTAATATTCGCACTAATAATGAGTTTTATATTTCACCACTTTATAATCTTTTTATTGAAGCTGGTTTGCAAATTACAACACTGCCAGTTGAAAAGATGCATGTATTTGGAACACCCGATGAGTATAATTTCTATAAGAATAATGTGAATAAAGAAATAGGTGATAAACCCATTGCGCTATGCAGTGATCACAGTGGTTATGATACAAAAGAATTGTTTAAGCAAGTGCTAGATTTGCGTGGTATTCCATATATTGATTTTGGCACAAGTGTAAACAAAGATTGTGATTACAGCGACTTCATTAGCCAAGCAGCACGTGCTATGAATGAAAATGAATGTGATTATGCTTTTGGTTTTTGTCGCAGCGGTCAAGGTGTAAACATGTGTGCTAATAAACACAAAGGCATACGCAGCGCACTTATCTATAATGAATATGCTATGGAAATGGCCATCCGTCATAACTGTGCTAACTTCTTTTCTATACCTGCAAAGTATGCTGATATAGACCAACTATCACGTTACTTAAAGATTGCTATGAACAATAGTTTTGATGGTGGCCGTCATCAAATCCGTATTCAAAATTTAGAAAAATAATATGAAAAAATATAATATTAAAGATTTTAAAGCTGGTTGGATAGTTGGTGACTTTGAACCAAGTATTTTTAAGAATCCTTTTTTTGAATTAGCACATCACACACATAAAGCTGGTTGTGATACACATCCACATACTCACAAAGTAACTACTGAATTGAATTATATTGTTCGTGGTTCTATGATGGTAAGCGGACAATTACTAACAAGCGGTGATGCTTGGGTTTATGAGCCAAATGATGTTAGTGATGTAGAGTTTTTAGAAGATACTGACTTGATTATTTTACGTTGGCCTTCTATCCCAAGTGACAAATATATGGTGAACACATGATATTAATAGCGCATCGTGGTAATTTTGAAGGTGCTAATTTTGCACGAGAAAACCATCCAGATTATATTGATGAAGCATTACAAATTGGTTATGACGCAGAAATTGATTTGCGAGTAATTAATAATACATTATTACTTGGACATGATAATCCAGATCATATTATTAGCGAACAGTGGTTGGACGCACGTAAAGATAATTTATGGATACACTGCAAAAATTATGAAGCATTAGCGTATTGCAGCACTAAAGATTATAATTATTTTTGGCATGAAAACGATGCTTATACGCTTACAAGTTGGGGTTATGGTTGGGTTTATCCTGGAAATCCAACTTATAGTAATAGTGTTATGGTAATGGTAGAAACTGTGCCAGAAAATTTAAACTGCTATGGTTTATGTTTAGATGATTTTAAGAAGGTTATAAAATGAAAGTAATGTTTGAAGTTGGTGCAAACCACGGCAATGATATACAAGTTTTTTTAGATAATAATCCTGATAGTCGTGTAATTGGTTTTGAACCAACACCTGACCTTGCTGCTGCTTTACGTAATCGTTATGCAAGTGATCCACGAGTTACAATTATTGAAGCTGCTGTTGATATTGATAATACTATTAAAACATTTAATATAGCAAAGAGTAGTGGCTGCAATAGTTTGCATGAGTTTACAGATAATATCCAGACATTATGGCCAGGTCATTCAGAATTAGAAAAAGTTCAAAGTATTGCTGTTCAGTGTGTGCGTTTAGATACTATCATGGCACAACATTATATTGATAAGATTGATTATCTTGAAATTGATACACAAGGCAACGATTTTAATGTTCTTAAAAGTTTAGGAAATCGTTTATCTGATGTTGTAATGGGCAAATGCGAAGTATTCTATGAACTTGATTTGTATAAATCAGAAAACCGTTGTGAAACTGTTAAAGAATGGTTAGAAAATAATGGATTTGATGTAGAAGTTCATCTTCATACTGAACATCATAAAGAAGCTGATTTACATTTTACAAACAAATCAATAGCGCAACATAGCTAATTCTAAACCAAGAAGTGGTAAATTATAACTGGCGAGTTTACTATAATCGCCAGTATAATTTTTTGCACTTAAACCTTCGATATTAACTTTATTAAAGTCTAATCCTTTTATATCACAAAATAGTTTTGCCAATTCGCTTAACTTATATTTTTGCTGATACACACAATTTATAGCTTTATGATTTATTTTGTTTTCTAAAACTAAATCAATAACTTGCGGCAAATCTTCTAAATTAAAATAATCATATTCACGGTTTTCTACAATGGTAAAAGTAGGTTCATTTAACAAGCGATTAAAAAATCTATTTCCTTCAGTATAATGTGCTACTCCAAAGAGTCTTAAGGTATAAAAATCTTGTAGATTATGTATAGCACAAGATATATCATTCTTAACACGATCATAAGGCATAATAGGTTCAACATAAAGTATATCATCTTCATCAGCATATTTGATATCTCGTCCACTATCATACTCCAACCCACTACCAATATTGATAAATTTTTGAAATTTATCACGATTGTTTAAAAGATTTTGCCATATTTTCCAATTGCGATCATATATATCAGGGTTATTATCACGAACCAATTCACGACCCCACAGTGCGGTATGAATTACTACAGTGCAAGGATAGTCAATAAAAAATTTGTTAACACTTTGAGTATCTTCTAAATCACATACATCACGATTTAATGGTATTACTTGGTGTCCATATTCACTATAATAACGGCAAAGATATCTTCCAATAAAACCATTGCTACCTGTAATTACTATCTTCATAATTTTTCCAATCGTATTTTTATAAATTCATAAATTTTTTGATGACCTAATCTATTTGGATGACGACCATCAGGTTGAAAGTATTTGTAATACTTACCGTCATGCATTGAATCTACTATCTTTTTTCTTTCTAATAATTGTGATAACATATTGTTATCTAAAGTATTATATAAGGCATCCCATACAAAATCGCTAATCCAAATATCTGGATGAACAAAATCTGGATACAAAAATTGTGGCACAGATTCAATAAGAGGATTAAGATTTCTAAATTGCGATATCATATCAATATTAATTTTTCCACAACCACCAATAACATGTATTGTCTTATCTAAAGAGTTTAGTGCAATATAATTTTGAAATAAAGTATTTGTATTAAGTTCAACCACCTCATCAAAAGTTTTACAATTTATTTCGCAATCTCGCAGTGGGTCACTTTGGAACCAAAATATAGTATCACAATCCAAATGAGTTTTAAGTCTAACAATTGATTCATAGTTAGAACTGCGACCCAAACTGGTGTTTATTACTGTGTGATTATCAGCACGTAAGTAATATTCTAACCCACTATGTAGAATACCATATTTGCCAGTGATATGATCACCGTCATAGTATCCCCATTCACCACAGCCCCAACTATCACCGCCAATTAATATTTTCATAGATACACTGCTATAATATATAGTAATAAACGGATAAAATCAATTAAATGTCACCAGAACAAAGTCATCAACATAGTTTAGTAACATTAAATCATCTACGAATGTATGAAGATTTTTTATCTAATATTACTAACGTTGCAGATATGGGTGCGGGTGTTGGACTTGATGCTTGTTTTTTAGCAACATTAGTTGACAGCGAAGGCAGACCATACAATTTTAATGTTACGGCAGTTGATAATTCACCAGGCATGTTACAAACACGTGGTCGTATGACTTGGAATTTTGATGATGCTCACACTGTCCAACTAGTAAAACAAGATATGATATGGTGTCACGATACACTGCAATACTTACGTAGTCCATTAGATGCATTATTCCATTGGCACAATTTGTTAAATGTTGATGGTATTTTAATAGTAGAGATATCGATTCCGAATAATACTACTCATAGCGGTGTATATCACAATTATTCAATCAGTAATCTTATTGTTCAACTTGCAAGTGCTGGTTTTGATTGTCGTGGCGGACATTTTCAATTAGATAAAGAAAATGGTTGGATTCGTGCAGCCGTATATAAGGTAGATACTGAACCAAAACTTTACAAAAGTTGGTATGAATTAGTAGAAACAAATAGACTTCCATACTGTTTAGATGCTACATTACAAGGCAATGATTACTTTAGTGAAAGCGATCTGGCACTTGAATGGATAGACCGCACACAAAGTTTCTTATCACTGTGAGAATATAATGACAACAGATGAACTATTAGAAAAAATGCTTGCTTCAATGGAACGCATGATTGACGCCCAAGATGATATGTGGGAAGAAGAAAAATACGCAAATTATCGTGAACGATTAAAGATTAAAGAAGAAGTATTTTTACCTGCAAAAGAAGAATTTAAAGATTATTTGATTGCAGTTATTAAAAGTGTTAAATAATAATGAATAGTTGTGGATTCTTTCTATGCCACTCCCCTGACGAGTGAGTTTAACTAACGGAATTTATTCCTAAACTATTGTATAACTAGCTTACCCCCTGCTACTATTCGTAGTAGTAGTCCATAACTTTCAGAAGTTATGTGGTTAAAAACCTCGCTACATGCGGGGTTTTTTATTGACAAGGATTAAGTTAGGATATATAGTATTATCTAGTGGGCTGCTAGTGATAAAGGGAGCACGGTGGCTTTGCAAGCCTCAAGACGGGGATCGTTACCCCGGCGGTCCACCATTTAATTTTCTTTTATTTTTCTTATATTCAAGTATTCTGTTTCTATTTTCTTCGTAATATTTTCTCTGTCTATTTTTTTGATATAATTTATTCTCTTCAATTTTTAATTTTTCATATTCAATTTCAGTAATACCTAAAATTTCTATTTGTTCAATTTTTTGTTTATTATAATATAGTAATTTAGAATTTTTTATAGATTCTTTTGTAGTTTTATTATGACTTTTTCCATACATTGGATTATTACTTCCAGTCATTTTTATTGAATGATCTTCTCTTTTTTTACCGTAAAAATAATTTTTAGACCCAGTATTATTTTGTGTAATTCTATTACGAATAAGCGGCGATAAATTTGAAACACCATCTCCGCCATCTGTTTTGTTACGCAATATTCCGTTTTTTATGTCCTTTCTTCCATACCACCGAATCATGCGTCTCTCTAATCCAAAGGCTCCTACTTCAGTTAAATTGTGCTCTAAAATAATAATGTATTTGTTATCTCTTGGTTTACCAACTTCACCTTTGGTTTTAATCCAGGCACGTTTGTTTTTGCCCTTACCAATATAATATGGAGTTAAATCCGATGCTCTTATATAAGCATATACATAATATCCGCTTGGCGGATTTTCTTTGGTAAATACCATCGCGCTGTGTTCCTTTTCAACATAGAGTAGGTGGGGCGGCAACCCGTGACCTACACTATTATTTATCATAAAAAATTATTGTATACCCATTACAACTACTATATAATATTAGAAAATGGAGCAATATTTTGGTTGATATAAAAGTTTTTTGGCATTGTAATGAGTTATCGGGATGGCAGTCTGTAATGGACCAACAATGGGACTTAATTGAAAAGTCTGGATTAGAAAAAGCTGCTAGTGAAATCAATATCTGTATGAATGGTCAACCTTGGACATTTGAAGCTTGGGATCAACAAAAGAACGCAAGCAAACTAAAAAAGAAAACTAAACTTATTAATGTTAATAAAGATGCAGCACTTCACGAATGGCCTACACTAACATATATGCATCAACAAGCAAAAGAAAACGGCATTAATAATCCTACACTTGGCAAGACACCATATTATATTTGTTATATTCATCTTAAAGGATTGCTGCGTTACGGTGATCCAAATGTTGGTGATTGGCGTGAGTTTATGAATTGGGCAACAATTGAAAAGTGGCGTGATAATGTTGAAGCACTTGATGAAGGTGCTGAAGCAGTTGGAACAAATTATAATACGACACCGTGGCCACATTTTGCTGGTAATTTCTGGTGGGCAAAGAGTGATTATATTGCAAAGTTACAACCTATCGCACATCCAGAAGATAGATTAAATCATAACTTTACACAATTTACACGTCACCCAACAAATCCACATTGGCGATTTGACCACGAAGCATGGTTGCATAGTGGAAACCCAAGTTATGTAGAACTAGCACGAAGTTTAGAACCAGGTGAGCGTCACTATCGCGAACGTTATCCTAGAAGCAATTACGCTTAAACGTTAAAGTTTCTAGTTTGTGCAAATGTAATACCATTATTATGGTAGTATTGATGGTTAATTGTAAAAATTGCATTTCCTAATGGATGACCATTTGCCAACATTGTTCTGTCATATGCTTCGTTATAAGCGCAAAAAATTTCAATACTGCTAAAAGTTTGACTAGTAGTTAAAACTAAACCATCGTCACTAGTTGTGTCAGATAAAGTTATTGATCCATTTGCAGTAAATTCATTATCAATATTTTGAATATATGCTGTAATTTCTTCATTGTATGAAGTTTCTCTAAAGTTTACACTTGTATTTGGTCTAGTGAATGTTCTAATTTGCTCAATTGCCATGATAATCTCCTGTTGCAAATATTTATAAAAAAATCCTTGACAGTTTTGTGATTTATGCTATTATCAAAACATAGCCGATGGAGAAAGTCATGGAAAAGCGTCAAGATTTTGACATCCAAGTCGATACAAATTCCCCTGAAATTCAGCAATTTTTGGCGGAAGAATGGACTCGTATCCACCAAAATGACCCACAACCGCAGCCAAATTATGATGAATTATCAATGGCTTACGAGCAGTATGATGACGCCATGATTGTTGCAAATAATGCTTGACAACCCCTAAATCCGTGTTATATTAAGTTATAGTCAATTGATGGAGAGCGACATGACTGCCACCGATTTTGCCATGTTTGGTATGACCAAAGCCGACATCCGTGACCAATATATGAACGGTATCACAGCCAAATTGACGGGCATGGAAATGGTCGTTATGGGCATTTTGAGCGATTGTCAGGAAATGATTGCTATGAAAAATCCCTCAATTCCTGCTCCAAATACCGATGAACGCATCCGCAAACAGATGAATATTGCCAAATTTATTCTTGCCGAAATGATGCAAAAAACTGCTTGACAACCCCCAAATTTGTGATAATATCATAATATAACCTGTTGATGGAGAAGACAGATGGCTAATTCAGTTCTCGTTAAGTCTGGCACTTTCAATGGCTTGCCTGTTGAAGATATGGTATTTCCGTTGCTAACACCATTTACCAAAGTTGGTCGTGGTGGCTATATTTCAGTAGATGGCACCGTGCCTTTTAATCGTAAGCGTTGCCGTATTGTTCTTGACGGCGCACATCAAATTGAATATACTACAGAGGAAGCGCCGACAATGACACAACCCACTGCAACACCTAAAGTCAAAGAAACCGATGAACAAATTATCGCACGTATTGCAGAGCGGTTTGAAATCCTTGAAGACATGACTACTGCTGTCAAGGAAGGTGACGTTCGTGCTATGATCGTTGTTGGACCGCCTGGCGTTGGTAAGTCATATGGCGTTCACAAGCGTCTTAGCGAAGTCAGTATGCTTGACGAAGTTGCTAATCGCAGATCATATCAAGTTGTCAAGGGTGCTATGACTGCGCTTGGTCTGTATGCTAAACTTTATGAGTATAGCGACAGTGGCAATGTGCTTGTGTTTGACGATTGTGATAGCGTGTTGATGGACGAGTTGTCACTTAACATTCTTAAAGCTGCTCTTGACAGCGGCAAACGCCGCACTATTCACTGGAATGCTGATAGCAACTTGCTCAACAAGCAAGGTATTCCAAATCACTTTGACTTTAAGGGTGGTGTTATCTTCATTACCAACTTGAAGTTTGAGAACATCCGTTCTAAGAAACTGCAAGATCATCTTGAAGCAATTCAGTCACGTTGCCACTATGTTGATCTGACACTTGACAGTGAACACGATAAATATCTTCGTATTCGTCAAATTGCAGAAAGCGGTGAATTGTTCCGTGACTACAATTTTGATGACGGCGCACAAGAAGAAATTCTTGAGTTCATGAAAGACAATGCAAAGAAGTTCCGTGAAATGTCACTTCGCACAGCATTGAAACTGGCAGACCTCAAGAAGAGTGTTGGTAACCGTTGGCAACGTGTTGCTGAAGTTACAGTTATGAGGAATGGGGCTAAGTGAAGCAATTTGATATCAAGGGTGTAGTGACTAGACCTCATACTCCTACACTGCAATTCAGTCTAACAGTAAATGCAAATGACCAAGCAAGTGCAAAACGTCTGATTGAGTTACAATACGGATTTGGTGGTGGTAAAGTTACTATACAACGAATCCTTGAAGTAAAGCCTAAAAAATAAGCAGCGAGAAATCGCTGCTTTTTTATTGCAATTTTATTTTATTCATACTATATTAACATTAATGTTATGTAAAATTATTATACGTGATGAAGTCAATTGTAAATTAGAAGGACTTGATGTTGATACTCGCCGTAGGTTAGTGGCGAAGTTTAAGTATGAAGTTCCTTATGCACGTCATTTACCAAGTGTAAAGTTAGGTCGTTGGGATGGCAAAGTTGCTTACTTCCAACTTGGTGGTTCCACATATATCAATCTACTACCAGAAATTATAGAATGGTTGCAAGATCGCAATTGGGACTTTGAAATTGAAGATCAACGCACATCAAAACAACAACTTGAATTTGATGCAATCAATGAAAATACATTCAGCAATAAAAACTGGCCAAAAGGTCATTCGCAAGAAGGCAAGCCAATAGTTCTGCGTGATTATCAAGTTGAAATCGTCAATGAATTTTTACAAAATCCACAAGGCATACAAGAAGTAGCAACTGGTGCTGGTAAAACAATTATGACAGCAGCACTATCGCATAGTGTAGAAAAGTATGGTCGCAGTATTGTTATCGTTCCTAACAAAAGTCTTGTTACACAAACAGAAGCAGATTATATAAACCTTGGTTTAGATGTTGGTGTTTATTTTGGTGATCGCAAAGAATTAGGTCGCACACATACTATCTGCACATGGCAAAGTCTAAACAATCTGTTAAAGAAAAATAAAGATGGCGATGAATGGACATCAATGTTAAATGTTGTTGCTATCATTGTTGATGAAGTGCATCAAGCAAAAGCAGAAGTTCTTAAAGCACTACTCACAGATCATTTTGCAGATGTTCCTATTCGTTGGGGTCTAACAGGCACGATTCCCAAAGAACAATTTGAACGTGCTGCGCTGCTTGTGTCATTTGGTCAAGTACTAAATCAATTAAGTGCTGCTGAATTGCAAGAGCGTGGTGTGTTAAGTCAATGCCATGTGAATATTGTTCAAACTGTTGAATATAGTGACTTCAAGAACTATCAAGCTGAACTTAAATATCTCACCACTAACAGTGAGCGGTTGGATCATCTTGCAAATATGATTGGTGAAATTATTAAAACTGGCAATACACTTGTGCTGGTTGACCGCCGTGAATGTGGCGATGAATTAGTTGCACGATTGCCTAACAGTGTGTTTGTTCACGGGGATATGAAAGTAGATGACCGCAAAGAACATTATGATGAAGTTGCAGACGTTAGCGATAAAATTATTGTTGCTACATATGGAGTTGCTGCTGTTGGTATTAATATTCCTCGTATTTTTAATCTGGTATTGTTAGAACCAGGAAAGAGCTTTGTACGAGTTATCCAATCTATTGGACGTGGTATTAGAAAAGCAGAAGACAAAGATTTTGTTCAAATCTGGGATATAACTGCAGATTGTAAATTTGCAAAACGTCATCTTACAAAGCGTAAACAATTTTATAAAGAAGCAAAATATCCATTTACACAAGAAAAGAGTATCTATAAATGAAAATAGCAGTTTGTGGTTGCAGTTTTAGTGCAGTCAGTAATTTACCAGAATATGTTGGAACACATTGGAGTGAAGTTCTTGCCAATAAACTTGGTGCAGAACTTATCACATATGCACGTCAAGGTATTGGTAATAATGTAATTAGATTACAGATTGATGAAGCAATTAAAGATGGCGCAGATTGGGTTTTTATTGCAAGCACTACAGAAGATCGTATTGAATTTCCTGTTGAAAAGTTTGTTAAGATTGAAGATGGCAGTCCTAATCACAGTGCCAAAGAAGAAAACCGCAACGGCTATCGTTGGGAAGATGGCTTAAAGAATTTTAATTATGGCGATGCGCATCCTTATCGCATGATTGCTGAAACAATGTTTTCAGTAATTGAAAACTATGACCACAATTATCGCATTGCTAAAGTAGACAAACATACACGCATGGCAATGGAAGGCTATGCTGCATTTCTTTATGATGCACATTGGAAACGCCAAGTAGATAATTGGGTGTTGTTTAGTGGATTGTGGAAACTTGATGCGCTAAAAATTCCTTTCTTATTCAATCCATGGAATACTCATATTAAAAACAAAGGTTGGAATTATGATTTTCCACGTGAGTTTACAGACAAATATTTTGCACCACCACAATTTGCGTTAGGTGCATTTTGCGATAGTCATCCACTTACAGGACCAGACCCAGGTTATCACACCCACCCTGATGGTCAAGTTGCTATCGCTGAATTATATTATAATTTTGTTAAGGAAAGACAGTGAGAATTCTAACAGTAGATAATACCGTATTTGAAATGAATAATTTACCAGAACAAGTTGATGATTTACGATTCTGTGTTTTGGATAACAGCAATCCACCAGAAGCAGATTATTATTTCTTGCCACTGGTGTTTTTAGAAAGTTTTAATGATCCAGCATTGGTTCTTAAAATAGGACAACATCGTATTATGATGCCATATAACTGGCGCATACTTATCGGTGAAGCAGAGATTGGAGATTTAGAAGCACTACCGCTTACCAAATTAAATGATCGTGGATTTGAAGCATTTACATTTAATCCATTAAGTTCATTTCGTGCAGATTTTTTACCTATCGAAATTGAAGATGTATATCAAGATGTGCGTTGGTATTTCCCAAAGCTAAAAAATGGTCAGCTACTTTGTATCCCAATAAGCGATGGACCAAAGCCAGTTTGTGCTTATTTTGTTAAGGAAATCTCTCGTGCAAGCGAGACTATTGACATCCAAAATATAGTATAGTATAATATTACCATGAGCATTTTAGGACCAATACCAAAACGTTATTATACTGATGAGTATCTTGAATGGATGGCTATACTTAAAGCAATGGAAACAAATCCTACGCTTAAAGATGCCGCAGATCAGTTGCGTGTGTTGTATAAAATGAGTAAAGAAGCACAACCTGATGCAATACAAGAGTTGTCTGACGGTATGACCAATAGTATGCTCAACCATATAAACCTTGAAATATTAGAAACTATAACTGAAACGATAACCAATGGCAAACGTTAAAACACAAAGCAGCGGTATCATCACATATGATTATGACAACAAAATAAACATTCGTAAAGCTAGATGGTTAGCAATTCTTCGTGCTACCGAAACCAATCCTACGCTAAAAGACCTTGCTGACCAAATGTATATAATTTATGAGATGAGTCAAGAAAAGCAAAAAGAAGAAGAAC